CCGCAAAACCCGGGGTCGACGTGCCGTTCGCCAGGATGCCCTCGATAGCGTAGTTCACCGTCTGTGAGGTCGAGAGCGCCTGGTGACGCATCCTGATGAGCGAACCGGACGGGACCTGCAGCGGGATGCGGTACAGCATCGCGCCTTGGGTGTTGCCGGGCGCCACGTAGATGTCAGGCACGATGATCCCGACGCCGCTGATCTCAATGTCGGCGAGGAACTGGCTGGCGGCGGCGGTCGCCGCATCGGCGTGGAGCACGAATCCCGCCCACGCGGCGGACGTGGTTCCGATTTCGGTGTAAGAGCCCTTGGTGTTGGTCGTCGCGCCCGAGGTGACGACGGTTCCTTCCCCATCGGCCGCAAAGCCCAAGGGCTCGTAAGTGATGTTCGGGTTGGCGTAAGTCGTGGCCCCGCCGCCGCCAAAGCTGGTGTAGGTCACGGCTAGGCGCTCTTCACGTAGTCGATCTCGATGTCCACCTGAACGGCGGCGTTCGTCGAGAAGTAGAGCGCGGTGTTGGCGGTCGTCTTGGCGTAGGGCCGGGCGCGGAACTTCCGATGGATGCCGCCCTTGTCGGGAAACACCATCTTGCGCAGGACCGTCCCGCCAGAGCCGTCCAGCAGAGACACCGTGACCGCTCCCGCCGCGGTAACAAGGATCTCATGAACGCGCGTGGTCTGGCTCGCAGTCGCGCCAACCAAGCTGGTTTCGCCTGATGTGGAGCGCGTGCCGGAAACCACGGTAAGGTCCGTGGTGGCGTCCAGCGCCTCATGGGGGATGCTTGTCGCCTGGGTTTCCAGAGCCGCCAGAATGTCGGCCTGCGTCGCCTCCGTGGCCCCATCGTTCGCGATGGTCTCGACAGCCGTCTTGACGAGAAGCTGGGTCGCCTCCGTCGTGTCGGAGGTCCCCGCCCCACCCCCGCCGCCCGAGACGACGGTGACCGGAACGGGGTTCTCCGTCGAGACCGGCGCCCCGCGATTGCTGCCCGTGAAGAGTTGGAGAAAACCCATCAGACGTAATCCCTAAATCTGGGCTCGCAGCAGACCGACTTCTTGAAGCGGCTGCGCAGGCTGGCTTTGGAGGCGTTGGCGCGTTGGACGGTCGCGGCTGAGACTTCGCCGCCGTATTCATCGACCATGTGAATGGCGAGCTGAGCGGCCAGGCCCGCTTCGTCTTCCTGGCCAAACGGGAAGTCGCCGGCGGTCGTCAGACCGTCAGCCCTGCGCCAGGAGCCATTCGTGGCGCTGTAGAGCCAGATTCCGGCGTTGGCGACGTCAGCCCCCAGGATCTGCACACGGGCGAGGTCCATCGGCGGACGCGTGGTGACACAAGGGTCCCAGTCGTCGGGATAGTAGAGCGGCGCGCAGTAGTCGGCGCTCAGGGTGTCGATCGTGGTCGGCAGGGTGACGACGCCGGGGCTCGTGACGGTGATCCGTTGGCCCTCGTAGGCGGTATAGGCGGTCGATACGGCCTTCTCGCGCCAGCGGGCGTTGTGGATGAAGCCGGGTAGCTCCAGGATCACGCTCTGCAGGGCCGCCATGGCGTCCTGGGCGTCCGATCCTGTGGGTGTGCCGGTCTCGCCGGCCGACAGGCGCAACGCACGGCGAATGATGTCGAGACACGTCGTCATCGGCTGATCTCGCTGTGCTGGAATGGAGTGCGCCCCGCCCCTGAGCTGGAGGGAACGGGAGCGGAGCGCAGAAGGCTCTTACTGAGCCTGTTCGTTCTGGATGCGGGCAGCTTCGGCCAGGACTTCGGCCTCTTCCTCATCCTGCTTGGCTTTCGCCTTCTCGGCCTTCTCGAGAGTGCGTTTCAGCGCCTCGGGGCTGGCCTTGGGCGAATACTCCACGCCCAACTCATCGAGGCGAGCCTTGATCGTCTCGTCCTCGACGTCAGTGTCGGTCGAAAGCTTGCCGGCCTTGGCCTTGCCGTCCCGAAGTTCGACGTAGCGGTTGGCCTTCAGCTTCTCGACGTCCTGGTCCGGCATGTCGATCTTCGACCACTCGCGGGTAAGCGGCTGGCCGTAGAACTCCAGGCTTTCGAACACACCCAGCTCAGAGGCCGGGCCGATGATGCGAGCTTCCATGTTGGTTGCTCCTTACTGGCTGACGTACCAGACGCCGTACTTGATGGTCCCGGCGGCGGCGGTGGCGGGAATGGCCTTGACCTTGACCGACACGAGGGTTTCTTCCTCGTACTGGTAGCCGAAGCCGGCGATCGCGATGCTCGGGCCAACCGGAACAGCCCCCGTCTGACCGGCGGTGTTGGCGGTCATCAGGCGGTCGTCGTCGTCCACATCCCCGATGGAGAGGGTGACGAGCGGCGTGCCGTTGGTGTCGAGGTCGGTCGCGTAGAGCTGCACAGCCAGGATCTCCGCACCCTTCGGGACCACGATATGGCCGAAGAGCGCGTTGAGCGTGAGCTGGGCGGCGGTGACGGTGATGGTCTCACCGGCGAACACCACGGCGTTGGACGCGGTGGAGGTCTTGGCGGGCGGGTTGGGATCGCCCGTCGCCACGGTTTGGAAGGCTTTTGCCATTGTCTCAGGCTCCCTTAGACGGCGCCGAAGACGGAGACGATGCCATGCTGCATCCCCGGCCCAACGTCCGTGGTGGACTTGAAGAAGGTCTTGTCGATGCCGCGAAGCTCTTCGGTGCCGACGCCCTTGATGAACTGGTAGTCGTCATCGGTGCGCTTCGTGGAGATCGGGTCCTGACCCCACGAGACGGCCAAGGCTTGGGCGCCGCAGAGGTAGCCGGGAGCCACGTCCGCCGAGGACGCGCCGACATCTTCCAGAACCGGCAAGCTCGGCTCCTTCTTGATGACCACGCCGTTCCACATCAGGTCGCCGCCGACGAAATAGGGGTTCGTGTTCTGCTCCCGAGAGATCGAGTGCTTGTTGAACTCCTTGATGTCGGTGTCGGCGCGCAGGCGGTTGAACGCCCGGGTCGGAACCCACAGCACATAGCCGCCGTCGCCGTCCATGCCGGCCTTGTAGGGCCGAACCTGGCGCAGGCCGCTCTCGCGGTCACGGGTCTCGGCCAGATCCTTGGCCGCGTCGATCATCGCCGCCGACCAGAGGTCATTGGTGGTGTCGACGTTGGCGAGGGACGAAGCGAAATTGCCGGCCACGGTGTTCGACTGCGAGATGCCGAACAGAGCGCGGTTGTAGTTGTCCGTCAGCCAGTTGTTGCGCTGGGTGGCGGTGGCCTCGGAGTAGGGCACTTGCTTGCCCAGGCCCAGTTCGTCGTCAAAGCGGGTCTCGTCCTCGGCCACGACCGAGAAGGCCTCAACCATCCGCTCGTGCATGTCGTCCGAGGACCACAGCTTGAGCGCGCCCTTGTGGGCCTTCAGGATGTCGATGACCGAAAGCTGGATCATCGACTTCTTGGTGACGACCGCGTTACGGCGCCAGACCGGACGGACCTTGAAGTTGAAGGTGTCGAGGCGCTCTTCGTTGCCGGTCAGCAGACCAGTTCCGACGCCGCGGCCCTTCAGGGAGCCGACCAGGGGAACGACGACTTCCTTGCCGCCGTCGATCAGCTCACGAACGGTCGTGAACATCGCGGTCGGGGACGCCGACATGTACCGGCCGAAACCGCTCTCGCGAACGTATTCGGTCCAGTATTCTTTACGCCACTTGGTGAGTTCAAGGGCCTCTTGGACTTCGGTGTAGGCCATGGCCTAGGGTTCCTTAGGTTCCGAACATCCCCGTGAACACCTGCTCCCCGTCCATTCCTTGGGGGTCTGCAGATGCGCCGGCAGATGGAGCCGCGGCGATGCTAGGTCGCGGCGCGGCAGGGCGTGGGGCAGGCTGTGGAGCCGCCCCGGCTGGTTGGGGCTGGCCTGGGTTGGCGGCTTGCGCGGCCTTCCAGGCGAGGAATGCGTCAAAGTCCTCGGGGCTGGCCTTGGAAAGCAGCTTGTCGCGCTTCCATTCGGTCACCACGAGTTCCAGGGGGTCGTCGCTGGCGGCGACCTTGGCGTTGAAGTGCGGGTCCTTGTCGCAAAGCGACGCGCCCCATTCGAACGCCTCGGCTACCGCGTCCTTCCCATGGGTGATCTCGGCCATGCGGCGCGAGAAGGTCACCTTCTGCTGGTGCAGCATCCCCGAAAGCTGCTGGTCCCGGTACGCTTCGAAGCCCTCAGGGTCTTCGTCACGGCTCGGGGGCGGCTGACGGCGGGCTAGCGCCTCCTGCTGGGCTCGCCACTCGCGCAGCTCCTTGGCTTCCTTCTCGGCCGCCGTGAGCTTTTCACGGGTTTCGAGGTAGGTTGCGAGGGGAACGGGCGGCGGTTGGGCCGGAGCAGGCTCCTGGGGCGGTTCGGGCTGCGCTGCGGGCTCTGGCGGGCTTGCCGGGGCCTCTTGCGGAGCGGGCGCCGGGGCTGGCGCGGGCTCTTGAACCGGAGGAGTCTCAGGCACGGGCGATTGTTCACCCGCGAAGTCGGGAAGGTCGGTGTCCATTGTCGATCCTGGGTTTGCCTGTGTCGTCAGGCGAGACGAAAAGCCCGGTCGCCGGCTGCGCGTCCGCCCATGTCGGAGGGCGGAGAACCGTGAAGCCCGATTGACGCCCGGCTGCGGCTAGAAACCCGTCTGAGGTGCTGTCATCCAGCGGGTTTGCATTTCTGTGGCCTGCGCCTCGCCCATCGTCTTGACGGCGGCGGCTCGGGCCTGGTCGGCTTGGGCCGTGGTCTTCTCGATACCGGCGGCCTTGGTGCGCATTTCGAGGTCGAAGGCGGCCTCTGCGCGCGGATCGGGCGGCGGCGGCTGTTGTTCGTCGCGCGCCTTGAGCATGTCGAGGAGTTCGCGCTTCTTGGGGAGCGGCGAGGCTTGTATGAGGATCTTTCCGGCAGGGTTGCCGGGATCGAACGCTCCAGAGCGCGCCAGATCAGCCAGGGCCTTGAACGTTTCTTGCTGGATGTTGGCTGTGTCAGGCGTCGTCTCAATGATGATGTCCACACCCATCTGAGCCACGGCGTTGCGCATCTCAATCACTGGGCGCTCAATGACGAACTGCACGCCGTTCCAGACGCTTTGCGGCTCTCCGTAGACCGGCTCGTTGATCTGGATGAACTTGAACGAGTTCTCGTCGTCGGTGACACGGATGAACTTCGGCTCGGTCCAGAACTGACGCACGCGCGCCCAGGCCTGGCGGAAGATGCGCAGCTCCCAGTCCTCCAGGCCGCCGAACAGGTGCGACAGCTCGGTCAGGCCCGCTTGCTGGCGGATGAGATCCTGGCGCCCTGAGGAGCTGTCACCACGGGCGACGATCGACGGGTTGACGCTGGCGCGCTCGATCTCGGACTTGGCCTCTTGGAGCAGGCTCATGTCCATCTGGAAGCGATCGGTGTTGGGGACCAGGCCATAGCCGGGCGGGATCACACCTTCCGGGTCACGTCCTTCGCGCTTCACCTCCTCCTTGTCGGCATAGGCCGAAACCGGGTCGGTCTCCTGGAACTGCCGGAAGGTGGCGAGGTGAGCGGCCTTGCGGCGATAGACGTTGATCTCGTCCTGAGGTCCCGCCATGTCGGCGACAACGCCGTAGCGGTTGTTCTCATCGTCGATATAGGCCGCGATCCCTTCGATGGGGTTGCAGGGCTTGCCCTCGCTGTCGAGATAGGGGCTGATCCCCTCCTCCAGCTTCAGGTCGCCCACGAAGACGCACTTGAGCCAGTCGGCCCCGTGCTTGTGGTACATCTCCACCTGCAGGAGCCGCTTGCGCTTGGGATCGGTCCAGCTCGTGGAGTTGTTTTCCGGCCGGTCGTCCCACATGCTCTCGCCAGTCGCGCCCGTGGCGACGCTCAAGCGCAGCGCGCCTTCGTGCTCGGGATAGGCGGCGATCACCGCGTCCACATAGACCCACTTGGCGATGCCCATGTAGGAGGCGTCGGAATAGTCCAGCTCGCGGCTGTACGGGTCGTAGAAGAACTCTTCGTACCTGATCCGGCGGAAGCGAACCTCTAGCTGCTCGTCCACCTCCGTCAGGACCGCAGCCGTGCCCTCGATGAGCATGTTGCGGAAGCTGGCGAGCTTGATCTGATGCCAGCGGTTGATGTCGGCCACGTAGCGCAGGGTGTCGGTGGCGACTTCCGAGCTGGCTTCGTCCTGCGGCGTGCGGGGATAGGCGCGCGGGTCCGACTTCCCACGATCGACCACGCCAACCATGCCCTCGACGCCAGGGCGCACGCGGTTGATGTTGAAGGTCGGCTGCTTCTTGCTGCGGAGAGCCTTCTCCAGCTTCTCGTCCAACTTGCCGTCGTAATACCGGCGCCACTTCTTGGCTTTCTCACGGGCCGTCGCGGTCAGGTCGCGGGCTTCGGTGAACAGGCGCTTGTAGCTGTCCAGGTTCGGTGCGTTGGTCGCTTCGGTCAGGCTGACATCCATTCTGAATCGCCTCCCGTGTTCCGATTGCCGCGGTAGTCTTTGGGCTTGGCCCGTTCGTCAGGCTTGCCGGGCGGCTTCTTGGCTCTGCGCAGAGCTTCCGTCAGGTAGCGGGCCGCGTCGATGGTGTGGTTGTCCTTGTCCGCCAGGATCGGGAGGATCTGACCGGTGAGCGGGTCGACCTTCCACGAGTACAGCGTCAACTCGTCGATCACGTGCTTGCAGCGGGGGTGAACCACGATGTCGTAGCTCTGCAGGAAGGTGACCCCATCCTCGACGCTGCCAGGCCCCTTGATCGCCGGGACAATGCGGAAGCCCTGGCGCTTCATGTAGCTGACCGTCTCAGGCCTCGCGCTATCAGCGGTGATGAGCCACGAGCGAGAGCCAGGGACGCCAGGATGGCCGTGGGTGTTGGCCCACTTGCCCTCGGGATGGGTTCCAGCGAACAGGCTGGGCGTCTCGTCGATCTCGCAGCCGACCTTGTAAGCCTCGTAGTCGATGAACAGGCAGCGGCCGGTCGGATCGGCTATGGCCTTGCCATCCACCAGACGACCCACGAAAGCCCGCAGGAGAACGGTTGGGTCGATAGCGAAGCCCCAGTCAGCCCCGAAGCGTAGAACGGCGTCAGCGGGGGTTTCGAAGGCCTCTACGGTCCAGTTGCGGAACACGCGGGCTTCGGAGTTGCGCTGATACCCGCCGAGCCAGACGTGGTGATGGCGCTCAGGGTCTCGCCGAAGGTCGTATTCCATCTCCTGACGCAGAACGTCGGGGAAGAACGGGTTGTCGCTGTAGTTCACCTGCCGAACGATGGCGCCAGGCGGCGGGCCCTGTTCCCCGCGCATCATCTGGTCAATCGGGTCGGTCGGCTGGTCGGGGTTCCACTCGGCCCATATCTCGGAGCCGGGCTTACGAACGGTCGGGATGAGCAGATCCCAGGAGCGTTGCGCGACCTTGTTCGCCTCCATGACGATCGCCAGGTCCAAGCCCTCGGTGGACTTGATCGCGTCGGGATTGGTGCGAAGGCCGTTGAACAGGAACAGCGTCCCGTTTCGCCCCCTGATCTCGGTGTCTGTGCTCTCGTAGAAGTCCTGAAGGCCGGTCTCTGCGATCTTGTCGTCCAGCAGCCGCTTGGCGCTGTCCCGAATAGACCGCTGAATCTCCCGATATACGCCGATCCGAAGCGGTCGCTCAGCACCCTTCAGGACCGCGGCGGTGCACAGGCTGTGCGACTTCGCCGAGCCCCGGCCGCCGTGAGCTGCGCGGTAACGCACTGGTCGCCCGTCATCTGCCGTGGTCGCCCACAAGAAGGCGAACGCCTCGGGTATCCTCACCAGCATTGACGAGCCTCTGAGGAATTAGCCAAACGGCTAAGAGACAGGTTTTCGACCCGCCTGGAGACCGCTAGGCGTCGGGCGCCACGAACTTGACGGTGATCGCGGGCAGCTCAGAGCCGTTCGGGCCGGTGTGTTCCTGCGTGACCTTCTCGCCGTACTTCTTGGGCTGAAGCTTGCCGGCCATCCATTTGCGGGCATCGACGCGCAGCTTGGACCGGCTGATCCATTCGCTGTTCGCCATCCGCGTCTCGCCGTTCTCGCCGCCCCACTTGTCGTCGCCAGAGCTGTCGTCGGCGATGTCTAGTATCTCGTCAAACAGCGTGTCGGCTTGGGCTTCGCGTGCGCGGGCGTATTGTTCGCGGAAGTCTGCGTGAGTTCCCAACCAACGACACACAGTTGAGGCGCTGGGCATTCCCTCGGTCTTGGAGATGCTGCGCAGGCTCTCGCCTTCGATGATCCGCTGACAGATGGCGTCGGCGATCTCTGGTGTGTAATCGCTAGGGCGTCCGGTCATTCAGGCCTCGGCTTGCAGCTCAGCGATCCGCGCCTGGATCTCAGCAGCGTTCGCGGCGAATCCGGGTTCGTCCAACCGCTTGGCGAGCTTGCGCTGGAGGCATTCCAGTTCTTGCTCTGGGGTTTGTTCGGTTGGTGTTGGGCCTTGAGGAACGGGCTGTGGCGCGGGAGGAGGAACGGCGGCGCTCATGTCAGACGAAGAACTGTTCGAGCGGCACGTTCTCGACGCGGACTTCCCCGTCTACGACCCGCGTGATCGTCACGACCATGGGCTGCGAGATCAGGCGCTCGAACACGGATTGCGCCGTCTCTTCGGTTGCCGTGAAGTAGGTCCCCCAGACCACAGTGTCGAAGGTTTTTTCCATGATCGGATTGTGCATCACATATACCCCGCGAACAACTGCACGCCGAAGCCGACCGCGAGAAGGATGGTTCCGATGCGGGTGCAGCCGATGGCCGGGGTGTTGGCGCCGATCGCCATGAGGATAGCGCCGATGAAGAGGAGGATCAGGGCGAGAAGGGCCATGGGATTACCTCGTGAGAATGTTCGGCTTGCTGGGATTCACCGGCTCTAAACCCATGTGCATGTTGCCCGCACCGGTGTTGACTTTCGCATCCCTGCCGTTGGTGCGCTCACCTGCCGATATGGGTCTGAGCGATGACTAGCGGGCTATTAGGTTCGCGCCTCACCGGCTCGTGTGTGAAGCCTGGGCTATCGGATGTTGTCCGGGGGCGCGAATTGGAATTGCGGCAATGCTTTGCCAATGGCCCGCGAACCTGTCGCTGGGCCTGAGGTGGTTGCGCTTAACACCAGCGGAGTTGGACGGCCAACCCAAGGGGCGCGGCATGAGCCCCCGAACCACACATCACTAGGGAAGCTACACTGCGTCGCTAGGGGGCGCAAGATGTTGTGTTTGTCGCGGCGTTATTCGTCCGGAGCGCCGCCTCTGTGGCGCTCTTGCCTTCTGTTCAGCCGGTTGACGACATGCGCCACCAACTGAACTGGCCCAGCAACCATGAGAGTGGAGTCGACCATCTCATGGTGATAGCCGTTCAGCGAAAAGTGCAGAGGTCGCGGACCCTTTCTGAGCTCGGGGCCAAAGCGAACAGTGACCTCAGGGTTGGACGCCGTCAGAGTGCGCGCCTGCTTGAGGCACCACTGTTCGTACCTATCCACATCTTCGATGGGTGGCGCAGTCGTGTCGCTATCAATCATGCCGCCGCCTCCAGATCCGCAATGTGTACTTCGTAGGGCTTAGGCGCGAATCCGAACAGCCCCATCATGAGCATGGCTCGGTTCTCTCCGCGTAGCTTCTCGATAACCCCCAGGTGGCCGGCGAAGGGGCCTCGGGTGACAACGGCGGCCTCGCCCTTCTTCGGCTTCCAGCGCTCTTTCGTGGCCGACCATGTGCTGTCGTACATGCCCTGGGCCTCGTGGAAGGCCAGCCAGTGCAGACGGGACGCGTTCACGACCGCCGCCCTTCCGTCGATCTTGACCAGGCCGTGAATACCGTCCGCATCCCGAATGCGGTCGAAGTCCTCATCGGTGAGCTGGGCGAACAGGTAGCCGGGGAACAACGCCGCGGTGCGCTTCTCACGCTCACGGCCTCGGCTCAGCATGTGCCAGCGCACCTCCTGCGGCAGGTAGTGGGCGATGCTCAGCTCAGCCAGCGACGACACCGCTCGGGCTTCCTGGCGTGTAGCGCAGCGGAGGACGTACCAGGGGGTCTCGGTGCGCTTGCGTTCGGCGACGGAGGTCATGCGGCCTTCTCCCGCTTCCATGTCTCTTCGGCGCACTTCAGGGCGTACATCACGACAAGGGTCCCGGCCGCGTTGCCCCCTATCTGGTTGCTGATCCAGATGGCGAGAAGGCAGACGGCGACCCCCGAAGCGGCGCTAATAACGGATGGCACGACGGGGCTCATGCGGCCCTCTCCTGGTTGAGCGTCTGATAGATCTTCGCCCGGCCAAGCGGCGTAAGCCGGTAGCCGACATCGCGAACGGTCTCGATAGCGTCACCGCCCAGGGCTTGCCGGATGCGGTAGATGTGGACGCGAAGAGTCTCGGGCGCCGGGTCATCGCCTAGCAGTTCTTCCTCCAGGGCGTAGGTTTGGACCGAACGGCCGGCGGCGGCGTAGAGGCGCATCGTCAGCCTGGCGTCCATGAAGCTCATCCGAAAGCGGCGGGCCACGGTTGGGGCGCTGTCGTCCTCCAGGGCGCCAATGGAGCCGCGCAGCTCGGCGAGTTCGCGGGCGAGCGTTTCGCAGCGGGGGCAGGTCATGCGTTCCTCCTGGCGATCAGATCCCGCATGGCTTGGGTTATCCCACGTTCGTCGGGCTTTCCGGCGGTTGAGGGCATGGCGGGCTTGAGCGCTTCAGCCATTGACGCCCGCTCCGAAACCTTCTGCTGGAACTCGCCCAGCATGCGCTTGACGCTCGCCTTCTCGGCTTCCGTGGGTTCGGCGCGCTCTTCCTGATGGACCAGGGCGGGTAGTTGCTGGCCACTGATCACCGCGACCTTGCGGGCTCGATCGTAGCGCTTGACCGCGGTGTTTGGCGTCGACTTGGCAAGGTCGAGAAGCTTGCCGGGCTTGGGCATGAACTCCGACGCCGGGTCGGCCACATACGCCGCCATAGCCGCCTCCAGGGCCGCCCACGGCACGCCGCCGAGGGTGTCCAGGTAATCGGCCCACCACGCCGCCCATTCCTCGTCAGAACGGGCTGGCTGGGGGTAGAGGGCGAAGCGGCGCCCAACGACTTCCCGGACGCCTTCATCACCGGCCTTCTGCAGCGCAGCGGCCTTCAGGACCGGGACCATGTTGCAGGCCTCGGTGCGAAGTTCCGCCCGGCCGGCGATCATGGACGCGACGAAGTTATCGTTCTGCTCGGAATCGAGAAGCCGCTTCAAATCCGCGGAGAGCACCGGAGAGATTTGCTTCGCGGGCAAGTCGCCTCGGGTCAGGTCGTTGGTCATCTTGGGAAACCGTTTTCAGGGGGATGACAGGGGTGGGCGGGGGTTCGTCTTGCCAGCGGCTACCGTTGAGCCAGGTCGCGGCGTGGGGCACGAAGCCCCGCTGCCACTGCTCCCAGGTCCGTTGCTGGGCGATGGCGGCGAGCATCACGGCGAGGTCGCAGCGGGCGATGGCTCGGGGGAAGGCTTTTCGAGCCGCGTCCTTGGCGGTCTTGTTCGGGTAGGCCGCCCAAAACTCGTCGAAACCGTTCGGATCGGTCGCCGCCTTACGCGTACGCGAAGACACACAACCGGGTGTAGGGGTGGGTGGTTGGGGGGTCTGGGGGGAAGGAGGGCGGGGAAGAGGGTTGTCCTGGGACTGTCCCGCGTCCGTCGCGTGACCGTCACGTGACTGTCCCGCCCTCTGCTTGCGCTTCCTGTCCCGAGCCGCCTCACGCTGAGCAGTCAACTTCGCCTCGACGCCCTCGACAGCTTCAACGGCAAGGGCAATAGCCTCCGGGCTAGCGCCAGCTTCAGCCATGCTTCGGATGAGCGCAGCGAGGCTCATGCCATTGCCTTGAGGGTGCGCTGAATGCTCTTGCGGTCGCAGCCCCAAACGGTTGCCAGACCGAGGATGGAGCAGCCGGTCTCGTCGAGAAGGCGCAGCCAAGCCCGCTGGCGGACGGCGTACAGATCCTCGCGGGGTGAGGCCCCGAGCACCGTCACGGGGTCCAGGCCGGCTTTCTGGGCCTCTTCCATGGCGATCTGCTCGACCAGCTCGCGCTTGGGGATGCGGGCGTGGGGCGACGACGACTTGCAGGGCTCAAGGGCGCTCATGCGGCGACATCCTGGGGAGCTGGAACGTTGTGCCGCAGGATCGCCGTGCGGACACTCGTGTGGTCCCTGAGCCCGAACATCTTCGCGACCTGGGGCAGCGAGAAGCGGCGAGTGACGCCGTCCGATTGGCGAAGATCGTAGACCCGCCACATCGCTTCCTTGCGGGCCTCGGCCATGCCCTTGCGACGGCCACGACCGGTTCTCACCATCTCCGCGGTGAAGCCGTGCCTTGCGCCGACCTGGGTCAGGATCTCGCGGACCGCGTGCGGAAGGCCGGGCTCAGCGGTTTTCGGAAGCGTCCAGCCGGGCGGAGGATTGAAAACTGTGGGCAGCTTCACCGGCTCGGGCGCCGGAAAGCCGTCGACAGCCAGCTTGATCTGATCAATGTGACAGCCGAGCATCTTGGCGATGTGATTGTGCGGAACGCCTGCGAAGGCCTTGCTCTGCGCGAAGGTGATGCCGTAGTTGTCGAGGGTGCGCGCACGGGAAACCGGGGGGTGGTCAGTCGACATCAGGCCGCCTCCACCAGCACGGTGACGCCAGCATCCTTGTCAGGAGCGCCATCGGCCCAGGCCAGGCGGATCTCTTGGGCGTCGCTGTCGTCACGAACGACACGGCATTTGACCAG